GCGCCTGTTCGCGGGTGACGTTCTTGATGGTGAACGTGATGGTGTAGGTCTTTTCGGGTTCTGCGATGATTTCGGGCGGTGCTACGGCGTCAACCCGCGCCACCGCGGCGGCTTCCTGTTCGTTCGCGGTCTTGCGCTGTTCGGCGGCTTCCTGCGCGGCCTTCTCCCGCTCCCGCCTGTCGTTGACCGTTCGGATCGCGGCAGACAGATCGAAGCCGTTCCGTTCGTATTCCGCTTCGACCGCCTGTCCGACGTCAGAATTCATGCCGTCCAGCGTTTCGTAATCTTTGGCGACCCGCTCCACGAATTCCCGAAGCGCGGTCATCAGCTTTTTGGGCGTCTTCGCGTTGGCGTCGCTCATGCTGATTTTGATGTTCAGCACCGCCAGCGCCCTGTTCAGGTTCATAAGATTCGCCAGCCCGTTCGCCGTCAATAATTCGTCGAACCATTCGCTGACGTTATCGAAACATTTCTGCTTCAGTTCGGATTCAAAGCCGTCCACAGCGGCCTTCAGGGCGCGATCTCCGCGCCGCATGGGTTCGGCGACGCATTCTTCGTACACCACTTCAAAAGCGTCATACGGGGCCATTACGGCGCGTTTGACGGCCTTCCGCTGGCTTTCCAGTTCGTCGAACGTCTTCCGCAGTTCTGCGCGGCGGGTTTTGACCGCCTGAACGGTGTCAGGAGTGCAGACCATGCTTTCGCATTCTTTGACCGCGGCTTCGATTTCCTGCCGCACCGATTGCAGACGTTCCGCGATTATCGGAAGCTGTCGGATTTCGATAAGGGCTTCAGGCATTCGGATCACCGCCCCATGCCACGAAGATGTTGCCGCCGTAGGTCGCGCACAGACAGCCTTCGCTGTCGGGCGTCACTTCGGGCCATATCTCCCGAAACTTCGCCGCCGTGAGCTGGATGTGACCGCCCGCGGGCGTTGTCGTGGTGATGATGCCCATCCGCGCAAGGTAGTCGGTCAGCGGCTTCACCGCGATGGCGACGTCAAGGGTTTTCTGTTCTACTGCCATTCGGATTTCGTTCATTGATTTGCTCCCTTCTTTGTGTTATCGTGGAGCCGCAGGGGTCAGCTCTGCGGTTCCCTTTGGCCGTTTCCCGTCTTGCCCACGGGAGCGGCCTTTTTCATTCTCCGCGCATAAAGCGGATAAACGCGGCCTTCGGGATTTTCACCCGCCGCCCCATGACGATGACGGGGAAGCCCAGCAATTCGGGGCGGTCGGTCGCCTGTCCGTGGATGGTCGCGGGGTTCGCACCAAGTAGCGGCGCGATCTGCTGACAAGTCAGGATTTCGGTCGGCAGGTCTTCCAGTTCTTCCAAGGTCATCACGGTCACTCCAAATTCAGCAGATAGTCGATGCTCTTGCCCGTCATGGCGCGGAGCTTTTCCAGCACCGTGGACGGGATCGGCCCGCCCCGCAGATAGTTGCGGTAAGTGTTGGGGGAAACCCCCAGCGCGTCGGAAAGCTGTTCCTGCGTCATCTGCAAGCGGGCGCGTTCGGCTTCAATGTTGACTCGCGGCATTCTTTCACCTTCCTTTCGTTATATTCCCCCGTCGCACTTCTTCCCCCGCGACTTCGGACGCGGCGTCGGTGGTTTAGGGAGCGCCCCGAAGGGCGCGGGGTTTATTCTTTTGCGGCCCGCTGGCGGTCGATCTCCGCTTGCCGCTCCGTCGGCCAGTTGTGGCCGCAGTTGTGGCACAAATACCAGTTATAATCGCCCGCGTTCGTGCCGAGTTCCTGAACGGTCGTGCTTCCGCATTCGGGGCATTTCATACGGGTTCACCCCCTTCCCGCCACAGGATGAACAGCCACACGATCAAATCCCACATGGTCAGGCCCCCTTGACGGCGCGGAGCCGAAAGTACCACGTCCCGTATTCGCTCCTGTGGGTGTCGATGGCGTCGTCGCCGTACTTCCCGCGGACATAGCGTTCGCCGTCGCGCTCATACATGGCGGCCCGCGTGTGGCCGATGCAGTTGGCCACGAAGCAGACCCAGTACCCAGCCGCCAGCAGTTCGTCGGCCTTGGCTTTCTCCCTGTCGCCGAAATAGTTCGACCCGACGCATTGGGTGTTGTTGCTGTCGAATTTTGCCATTGTGTTTTGCTCCCTTCTTTATGTTGCGGGGCGGTTGCCCGCCCCGTGTCGGTTACTGACAGGCCCGATCGCGGGCCGCCTTGGTGTCGTACTCCCATACTTCGGATTCGTCGGCGTTGGTGGCGTAGAACGTTCGCCCGTCCCCTTCGCTGATGGGGTAGCCCGTTCGCTCCCCGATCGCCTTCGCCTGTTTCCGCGTGATGGGCTTCAGCTTGTCGTCCATGCCGCCCCCTTACACCGCGTCGCGGATTTCGATGGGGTCGGCGCTGGCGGCTTCGCCCGTGGCGTAGTTGACGTCGCTGGGGATCAGGACGTAAGACCCCGTATAGACCGCCAGCATACCGCCGCCGCTACCAGTGCCGAATTTGAACCACGCGGGGCGCTTGCATTCGACGGACTTCAGGCCGACTTTCGCCAACCCCTTCGCGGTGGTCGCCGCCGTCCACACGACGGAGCCGTCGGGCATTTCCACGCGGAGCTTGCGACCGAAGCGGGTGTCGCACCAGCGGGCGCTGACCAGCGTCCCGTCCAGCGTGGCGTATTCGGGGAACCACGCACAGCCGCCGTTGCGGATCAGCGCGATCTTCGCTTGCGCGTTCGCGATGTTGCGTTCGTCGTTGCGCTGGCTGGTCATGCAATCGTCGATGTCGGTCAGGCCGTCGGCGATCCGCTGGGAGCGGTCGGCGATGCTGGCGCGATCGCGGGCGATAGCGTCTTCAAGGGATTCGATAAGTTCGGTGCCGTATTTCATGGGGGTCACGCTCCTGATTCAGATTTGCCCCATTTCGGGGTACGGTGCCATTGTATACCATGTTTCGGCGTATGTCAACAACTATTTTCACATTTTGGGAAGATCGTTGTTGACGCAACGCAAACCGTTGTGTATTGTGTACCGTGGGGGTGTTGCATTATGAACAACCTGAAAGCGCTTCGGGAATCTCTTGACCTGAAGCAATCCGAATTCGCGGCGATCTTTGGGATTCCGCAGACGACATATTCCAATTACGAAACAGGCGTCCGCGAACCTAAGACGCAATTTTGGATCGACGTGGCCGACCGTTACGGCGTCACGGTCGATTATCTGCTGGGGATGACCGACGATCCGCATGGAACGGCCCACGGCGGCAAGACGGCTTTAGAAGCGTCGTATGACGCGCTGGATGCCCACGGGAAGCGGTTGGTCGATTTGGTCATAGACGCAGAGCTTGAACGCATGGCGGCGGCTCCAGCGCCGTCTGTGGATGAACCGCGCCCCATGATTCTCCATTACATCATTCCAGCGGCGGCTGGCTGGGTTAATCCCGTGGAAGGCGAAGACTTTGAAATGATCCCGCTCCCCGACGACGCGCCGACCGATGCCGACTTTTGCATAACGGTCAGCGGGAACAGCATGGAGCCGCGCCTTCACGCGGGCGATTTGGCATACGTCAAGCGCGGCGCTCCGTTGGGCGATTACGACGTCGGCGTCTTCAACGTCAGCGGCGACGTACTCATAAAGCGCTGGCATATTGACCGCCGCGGGGTTCTCCATCTGACAGGAACCAACCCCGCCGAAGCTGGCGCGAACCGAATCATTCCCGTCAGCTCACAGGATTCCGTCGTGTGCTTCGGGAAGGTCATAAACGCAAAAAAGCCGCCGCAGGGCGACGGCCCCACGGCGGCGTGGTAAAACGCGCTTTAATTAAATTCCCAAAACGGGCAAATAATTAAAGCAAACGGACATATTTTTTAATTAAAAGGCAAAATTTGCGAAATTCTCGCAAAAATCGGCCTTAAATGTGCAAGTTTCGGAAACGATGTGCAAGTTTGGTGCAAGTTTAAGCAAGTTTTAAGCAAGTTTTAAGCAAATAGGAAGCAAGTTATGAATTGCAGGAAATGCGGGGCGGCGATCCCCGAAGGCGCGAAATTCTGCCCGATGTGCGGGAAGGCCGCAGTCAACTATGGGTCAACTAAAAAGCGCGGGAACGGTCAAGGAACCGTTTTCAAGACGCCCAGCGGGAAATATATGGCACAGGTCACGCTTGGATACTTCACGTCGGAAGACGGCAAGCGGCACCGCCTGACGCGCTCCAAGACGTTCGACAAGAAGCGCGACGCGGTGGCGGCGCTGGGTGAGCTGAAGAACGGCCCGAAAACGAAAAAAAGCCCGACTTTCGTCGAGCTTTACAAGGCGTGGCTTCCGACCCATAGGGCGGGCGCGGAAACGATAAACTGTTACAAGGCGGCGTATAAGCATTTCGCGCCCGTCCATTGTCTTCGTGTCGCGGACATTGACGTGGACGATCTGCAAGAATGCCTTGACAGTTGTCCAGCGGGGAAGCGCACCCGTCAGAACATGAAGGCGCTGGCGGGGCTGATGTACAAATACGGAATCCCGCGGCACATGATCCCCGACAATCTGAATCTTGCCCCGTTCCTGTCGGTATCGGGCGAAGGTTCGGCCCATCGCAACGCCCTGACGGACGTGGAGCTGGAGAAAATCAGCAAGGCCGTCGGCACCGTCCCCCATGCCGACGAAATCATGGTGCTGATTTACACGGGGTTTCGTCCGTCGGAATTTCTCGCGCTGAAGGCGTCCGATTATGACGCCGCCGCGGAAACACTCACAGGCGGCGCGAAGACGGACGCGGGGCGGGGCCGCATTGTTACCCTGTCCCCAAAGATAAAGGCCGTTGTGGCGCGTTTGGGCGCGTCTGACGGGCCTTTAATCAAAGACCCAAGCGGGAACGCGTGGGCGCTGAAGGCGTGGACGGAATCGGTCTTTTATCCGACGCTGGAAGCGGTCGGGATCGAAAACCCCATGGTCACGATCGCGGGCGGGCTTCAGCGCCACCGAATCACCCCGCATTCCTGCCGCCATACGTTCGCCACGCTGATGAAACGGGCGGCGGGTTCGGATAAGGATAAGCAAGCCCTAATCGGCCACGCCAGCGCGGAGATGTTGCGGCATTATCAGGACGTGGATTTGTCCGACCTTCGGGCCATCACGGACGCCATATAATCGTTAGTAACCGTATTAGTAATAGGGCTGTATTTTACTGTTTTTTACTGTATTTCCGCAGAAAATGAAAAAACCCGCAAACACTTGATTTTTCAAGCATTTGCGGGCTTTTCTTTGGTGGAGATAAGCGGGATCGAACCGCTGACCTCTTGAATGCCATTCAACGGAAAAGCATTGATTTTACTGGGTTTTTTCTGCTTCGTTTAGTAACCGTTTAGTAATAGCGCGGATTATTCCAGCACGTCGGAAACGTCGGGGAGCGGTTCGACGGTTTCGTCAAACACCCGATTGAATTCGCCGACGGCGGCTTCTATCAACATACGCGCTTCCAGTTCGGTGACGGGTATGCCCTTTTGGGCCAGCATTTCGGCAAGGGCCTGAAGGGCCTTGTTATACTTTTCTTCGCCGTGAAGGTCTTTGTATATCTGTTCGGTCGCCATGACCACGGTCTTCGCGACGGCGCGTTTCTCGCGGCTGTTGACCCATTTGTTATATGCCTTCCCGATCCACGTCGCGGCGGCTCCCGCGGCGGCGGTGATGACGGCATAAAGAATCGGCATTCCGTACATGGCGAAAAAGGCTTGCATAAAATCCTTCATTTCCTTTCCCCTTTAACTTTGGTGGGCGCGGGCGTTCAGATGCGCTTCCAGCTTCGCGATCCCTTCGGTCACGGGGCCGTCCACGCCCTGTTCGGCAAGGCCGCGCAGACAGGCCAGCACACCCAGCACCAAAATGCTCTGTTCTTCTTTAATCAGCTTGATGTCTTTGTCCTGCTGTTCCTGCCGATTGAACCAGCCAAACAGCTTCCGAAGATACTGCACCAGCGCCACAAAGGCCCCGACGATTGCGGCGGCGGTGATTATCGTCTGCCATGAAAGTGTTATCTGCATTGTTAATCACCACCCTTCGGAATGCGGAGCGTCTGCCCCGCATGGATTATATAGGGCGGTTGGATGCCGTTGGCTTCCGCGATGGCGGGCCAGCGCCAGCCGTTCCCGTATTTCTCTTGCGCGATGCCCCACAGCGTATCCAGCGGACGGACGACGTAAATTTCGTCGGTATAGCTGGGCTTCGACGGGGAAACGGGTGTGGTCGGCGCGGGTTCGGCGGGCGTTTCGCGGAGCTTTATTTTCTGCCCCGCGTGGATGATGTACGGCGGCGCGATGTCATTGATCCGCGCCAATTCCTGATAGGTCGTCCCGTGGAGCGTGGCAATCAGCCACAGCGAATCGCCCTGTTTCACGGTGTATTCGTTAGGGTTGTCGTCTGACGCGCTTTCTGCGGGGCCTGTGGGCGTTTCTGCGGGGATTTCGGTGTTTCGGTATGCTGGGCGATACGCGCCCATGATTTGCCCCACGGAGCGCGTTATGAGCGTCACAGCGTCGCCGCAGTTCCCTTCGATGGCCTGACCCGAAGCACCGCTCCAGCTCACGCAAAGGCCGATGTGGTCGGCCACGTTGTCGCCGTTCCAATCGTAAAGGAACAAATCGCCGCGCTGGAATTTCGACGGGTCGGTGATCCACGCGCCGTTGTTCTTCGCCCAGTTGACGACGAACGGGCAATAGGCCGTTTTCGTGCCGCCGCAAAATTCGCTGTTCAGATGGTAGAAATCGAATAACCACCAAATGAAGACGCAACACCAAGCATAAACGCCGCCTTCGACGTGGTGGCCATAATAATCGGTGTTGTACTTGACATTATTGCTTCCCGCGGGCTGTTCGCTGACGCCGATCTGCTTCCGCGCCAGCTCTATGATTCTTTCGACGTCTGTCATTCCGCGCCGCCTTTATGGGATAATCCATGTCATCCCAAGTCGGATGTTTGTTGACGAAACTGCTGACCCGCCACGGATTTGGACATTCCCTGCCGTTGTTACTTGAATGTAGGCCACATCGGGGCCAACGCCGATAACTGCGGCCCCATACACGCTTGTCGGTGGGTAATACTCGCTCGGAATCGTGGCAAGGTTCGCTTCGGTTGTGCTGATTGTGGTTCCCGTGACAAACATATTCAGATGAACGACGTTGCCGCTCTTGCGAATTGACCCCGTTGACAGAGTCCCCATGTTCTGCGCCATAGTGGGGGTGTCAGTAACCGTCCCCGCCAGCAGAATCCAGCTTGTCCACCCAACGCTCGTTAGGTTGCGGTAATATATCCGTTGGACATCATTCAGATATGCGATTTGGGTAATTCTTGACGATGATTCTATGGTTTGTTTGACTTCGAGCCTAAACCCGTTGTTTGACGATGGAGAATTGACGAGAGTTGCGGCAGTTGCCGCTGTCTGACAATGGTAAACGCCGAAACCAAGATTGTTCAGATTTGTACCATCTGTCAGTTCCGTACCGCACATGATGTCCACAACGGACAAATCGTCTGCGGTCGGTTTTTTGTGAACGTGGTCTGCCCGTGCCGCTCTATCCGATGTTCCGATTGCGGCTGCTCCAAGGTCAGCGGGAGTGCCACTTCCGACAAGCGGAGTCCATCTGTCGATAACCCATCCCAAGCCAGAAATATACGTCATGCTAACTACTTGACCCGATTGGTACAGAACAGGAACGGCTGCTGTGCCATCGTAGTTGTAGACGGGCAGAAATCCCGTGTCCGTGCCGTTTGGGAACGTCAGCTTGAAATATGCGTATACAACAGTTGTTGTAGTGCGAATGAACAAATCCACACGCTTGCCGTTGTAGAGAGAGTTTTCAACCGTGCGCCCAACCCAAGACCCTTCACGAAAGAAATTCTGATCTACAATAAACTCGACAAGTCCCACGTTGACAAGTCTTGAAAGTGCGTCAATCTGTGTAGCTAATAGAGTTGAGGTCTGCTCTGACGAGGAGTAGTTCGTGCCGTAATGAGAGGTTTCCGTATTGGAACCATACCCTTCAAGGTCAACTCCGTCCTCAGACAAGTCAATTGACATTATTGGGAATGTTGTCCTGTTTCCCGCTGCGTCAACAATGCAAGCCACAGACCCGATTACATACGGCATACGGAACGGGAAAATCTTTACCTTAGTCGGAACAAATGTACCGTCATTTCCGAAAGCACTACCAAGCCCGTTGAACATCGCAATTGCCAAACCGTTCCAGTTCGCTATGGTTCCAGGGAAAGAGATAATGTTGTCGATAAGTACGTTCTTCGTGACGTAGTAATAGTTGCTCGGATTCTGTACAGAATTACAGGCTCCAAGGATGGTTCCGTCTGACGCAACAATTCTCAAAGCGTCATACGGAGCGGGAGCAGTACCTTTTTGCAGACTCCCCTCTTTGTACCACACGTTATTGTCATAGTTGCCGGATTGTGCATAATTGCCATCGTCCGGGGCAATAATGTAGCGCACAGAATTAAGCCATCCCTGTGCTTGGTCTAACGTGTGAATCCCGGACACATCTACGTTCCCGGTTGCAACAGCCCGTCCAAGACCGCAATATATTTCGGCTGCGTAGTTGAAAATGTCACGCACGGTTATGCCATCAGAGTAAAAATACTGGACAGTTGAAAGCATTTGATACGGGGTTGCACCCGATGACATATTTGTGGTAACCCCCGCAACAGTTGCCGCTTCAGCAACAAGGGCTTGGATGGTCATAGGGAAATTCGGAGCAAGTTCCTTTAGCCGCTTGGAAAAATCAACGTCCAGTTTGATTGTGTTGTCATACGCTGCGATGTGGACTTTCTTATCCCCGCTCGTTATTTCCTTGACAATAAAGTCATTGACAAAATGGTCATTGGGGGTTGTGGGGGCAAAGGTATTTGTTACATCAACGGTCTGATAGTATTTAATCGTATCGTCAATGTTGATGGTTACGGACAGGGGTTTGAAAAGGTCAAACTCGATATAAGACCCGTAGATTCCACCTACACGAAACGGGCCGGAAGAACCGCAATTGGCCTTGTAGTGAAAAGAGCCGTAGA